TCTCTGAATATCGTAGTTGTTCCAAGTCGAGAGCCAATATTTGCAACCAACATCCAATCTTTATTATCATATACCCGCGCATTGCCGGATACACACGCATTATCATATACTTGCGCATTGCCGCATACCCGCGCATCACCATATACCCGCGCATCAATATATACCCATGCATCACCATATACTTGCGCATTGCCGCATACCCACGCATTGCCGGATACCCACGCATTGCCGGATACCCGCGCATCACCATATACCCGCGCATTATCATATACTTGCGCATTGCCGCATACCCGCGCATCACCATATACCCGCGCATTGCCGGATACACACGCATTGCCGGATACCCACGCATCACCATATACCCGCGCATTATCATATACCCGCGCATTATCATATACTTGCGCATTGCCGGATACACACGCATTGCCGGATACCCATGCATTATCGCATACCCATGCATCACCATATACCCGCGCATCACCATATACCCGCGCATCACCACATACCCACGCATCACCATATACCCATGCATCACCGCATACCCGCGCATTGCCGGATACACACGCATTGCCTTGATGAGAAAGATTTTTCTCGCCTTCAATCCATCCGCCCAAGTCTCCTGCTTTTATTTCTTGAAGGTCAATTAGATACTTGATACGATGCAATCCTTCGGAATTTACCTCATCTGTCAGTTCGTATTTTTTCATCACTCCACCTCCTTTGGTGGTTCTGGTAGTGGCATCCAATGGGTAATATTATTGTCACCTATGACAGTTTCTAAATCCTCAATAGCTATCCAATGTCCGTCTCCTCTAAAACGCATTGTTATTGCGCCTACGCCATTTTTTGTCCAATATATAGTCAATACAGGTATATACATTTCTGGCAACCGCTCACTGGTGGGTATCCAGTGAGTAGTGGCTTCCAGCTCGGCGATGCGGCTTTTCAATCCTGCAATATAATTTGACACTTCCAACGCCACACTTACAGGGTCGCTCACATTCGCTACGATATTTGGCTTGAACGTAGCCATTATTTCCATCGCTTGTTCTAAATCGGTTACATAGTCTGGAAAGGTTTTCATAGTGCCTCCACGAAATAAACTCCATTCATCCGTTTGAATAGTTCTACGACCAGGTGAACATCATTGGCGCAGTACGCTTTCAGGGTTTCAGCGTCCATGCTTTCTACCATCGAGCCATCGAGTTCTGGTAATGGGTTGTGTATCCCATATCTCCGGCAGACAAATTTGAGACCTTTGGCTTGTTGCCAGTTATATAAGACGCCCATTAGATCGTTGATCGGTGACGTTTTATACTTCTGCAAATTGGGGATTGATCCGATCTGTATATTCAGCTCCATGGACCGGCGCATCAGGTAGGGAAGATCAAAACCGATGATGTTGTATCCACAAACGCTTCCGTAAGCCTGGTTATATTCCTCCCAGAACGCTTGGATCAGTTCTTTCTCGCCGATTTCACTGGATAAATAAGTGATATTCTGCCCGTCTACGCCCCGGCGCATGGATATAGCAATGATCTGGCCGTAGTCTGGATCCAAAGCGGCCGACTGCACCTGCTCCGCTTTTTTCTCGGCAATGTAGGCCGCGATCTTCTCAGCATCTTTGTAATTACTGGGGGCGGAAGGCGCCGGCATAAAGCCAATAGCGTCAAAATTTGCGTGTGTTTCGATATCAAAAAATAGGGTGTACATTACTTGACCTTTCTCGATTTTCCTGTTTTAGAGTTATATAAAATAGTTCCCGGCACAAAGGCGATTGAATCATAGTCTCCAAAGTTGGTATTGGAATACACGATCCGCGCGCCGCGCTCAAAACCGCCTTCGTCCACGGGGATCGGGTCGTACTCCACCACCCATTCAGAATTTAGGTTCGCGTTCAGCATGGCGACTTGTTCGCGGATTTTCTGACGGTTGGAAACCTGCCTTTTACGCGCTTCCCCGGCGCACTTCTCGCAACAAAGAACCCGATTATCCTTTCGCTTCTCGTATTCATCTCCACAGATACGACAGACGGCTGTAACCATCTCGTTTATTTCTTTGCGCTGTATTTCGCGCAGCATCAGGCTGAATTTTTCGTCCCGTTCTTTGTCAAAACAAGACAGGCAAATTCCTGCTTCTGGTGAAGGATCACCCGGGAGAGAACAGCGGGTGCAGATCATAGTTTTCTCGTTTTACCGAAGGTATAGCCTTCAAAATAGCCGATATCATATCCAGATTGTTTCCCGTCCCGATAGCCGTTTTTATACGCCTTCTCAAAAACGACCGCACACGCTATGGAAGAAACCAGAATAGTAATCATCACCCAGATCATGCCAGCTCCCCTGCTAAACAGATTTGGTGTGTTTTCTGGTTTTCTACAACGGCTGTGTAAAAGTATCCATCTTCCACCATGTCTAAAATTTCAGATAAGCAGAACCGGGAACCTCTGAAAAGGTTATTTGGGTCATCTAAAACCACATATTCCGACTTGTTGTAGCGTTCGTTGCAGGTGTTATGTTTTGGTTTGGAGCAAATAGGATAGACCACGTTCTGTTTGTATTTCATCTTGGCCGCAAAGTGGTGTAAACTTCTGCACGCACAACAGAACTTGCGGTGTCGATCCAATGAAAGGAACATTTCTCCGCAATCCTCACATGCACGGATGTTATCCAGGAAGCTGAACTGGTGTATTTTCATTGTGGCATCTCCATCGTGTTATTGATCATTACAATATCTTCATGGGTAAATTCATCACACGACTTATATCCTTTTGCGATCATCACAAGTCTGGCAATGAAATCCCAGCATCTCAAAAACTTTTGATAATCTTCAATCATGGTTCACTCCATCAGCTAATTTCTTGATAACATCCCCGGCACGACCTAACTGGTATTTTTGGGATACAGTTTTTACAGAAGGCAACATGCGCACATCTGCATTGGCGGTAATTACTGATGCTTCGTATGCCTGGATAAATCTTGCCCTGTCGGCTATCTGGTTCTCTGACATACAAAGGTTTTTCCAGCCGAACTGATTGACAATCCTTTCAATCAGCGGATGGCTAAATACCGGGTTGTTGTAATAATATCCGCAGGTAGTAAATTGTGCGAGTATTTCTCCCCAGGCTTCAATAGCAGATGGCGCGCTGTTGGTCAGCATAATGTCTAGGGATGCTTGTCTCCATTGACCTGGGGATGGAAAAAATGCGTTGGAGGATGCCAGATATGATCTAGCACCGGCTTCCAGCGCGTCTTTGGGTAAGTCGGATAGGATCATGTGATAAATATCCGGCGTGCCTTCTTTGGCAACGTAATTCGGATAAGCGATTGACATGGTTCCCATGATCACTTTGATTTCAGCCAGGGTTGCCATAGATTTCGTCCTCCTCATCAGAAGTCAGTCCGAAAATTGACTTATTGGTATCCTCGTTTTTATTTTTCTTGGAACCGCGCCCGGAAGTTTTCCATCGTTCCAAAATTGCCCGGATATACTTCCACCTGCGGACGTTCGCTTTTACTGCTTCTGCTATCGCGTCACACACCCACTGCGGCCCGTATTCTTTTTCTGCAAGGATCAATTCGTCTGCAATCAGTGGTGTCAGTAAACCGATGTTGTTTTCATAAACAGCAAAAACATTGTTTTCAGCAGCACTGTGATTCTGTGATACTGTGGTTATGTGATTGGATGAAGAGTGTGAAAAATAAGAGGGAGAAAAAAAAGTCTGGGGGGAACTCTGGGGGGAACTCTGGGGGGAACTCTGGGGGGAACTCTGGGGGGAACTCTGGGGGGAACTCTCATCCAGAGTACTGTAATTACTGCATTCAGAATTTTCTGTACTCTGGTCGTTTTTATTGATCACAACGCCATCGTAGTTTCTAGGGTTCGTCCAGTTGTAAATCTTGATTACCTGACAATGCTGTTTTTTGGTGCAGGTAATGTATCCCTCGTCTACCAGGTGTTTGCGGTGATCCTGTATTGTTCGGATCGGCTTGGCTAAATCTTCCGCGGCATAGGCGTCTTTCCATTCTTTTACGTCACCAGATTCCCAATCTGCTTGATCCAGCATATACAGGTACAGATACCAGGCTTGGCCTAATTTCTCAATGTGTTTCGGTTCCAGCAATCCGCGCTTTATTTTTATCCACGTTTTTTTCATAGCTGCACCAACCTGAACAGGTGTTCCGGGACGGAATACAGCGTCAGTGGGGATCCGTCTTTACCGCGGGTGTAGGCTAACTTCCATCTATCAGATGTTTTAGAATCCACAATCATGGCATGGGTGCAATCGCGGTTGATGATGAAATACTGATAGCACGGTGTCCGCTCAAAGGCGTGTTTTGTGATGGTGTACACATCTTTGAAGGGGTAAGGTGGGAAGTTTACATCCCGATGTTTTACGTCCACCCATCCTGATCCTGGAATAAATAAATCTCCATGATCGGAATACTCGAAACGTTCTTCATAGGATGGCCGAACGTACATCTGTCCTTTGTAGGCTTTTACGCCGTGACGGGTGTACCAATCCACGGCTATATCCACGTACTTTTCACTTTCTGCTAACTCTCGGAGGAATATCTCATCGGAAGTCATTATTCCCCCGGCACATAGATGGCGATGAGTGCTTTGTGCTGGTTATATTCAGAAACACTCATCGGGATCAGGTATCCGGTCTTGTGAACGTAAATTTCTTCTGGTTCACGACCAAACAGTTTTTCAAATCCTGCGATGACATCCTGTAATGACTTGCTGCGCAGGTACATGGCGCAGGGTTGATTGGGTAAATCTTTGTAAGAATTGATCTCTTTCATGTTATTCACCAAAAGAGAAGGCGCCGTTCTTGACTGCCAGAATGAACAGGCAGACACAAAAAACGATCAACGGCAGGTCTGAAATGTTGGTAATTCTGTCGAGGATAAATGCTAAAACCATACTGATTAACATTGCGTACATACTAAATCCTCTCTGGCGGTCTTTTCCCCGGCCGCCAGGGTGAAAAGTTTTTTACATCTGGGTAATGCAGATATTGGCTGCTTGCAGCTTTTTCAGGTACTCATCCATCTTCGCTTCGGTAACAGCTGGTTTCTTCATGGCGATGTTGATGCCCTTGATCTTTCCTTCCAGTTGTTCTTTGGTACACTCCCCGTAGGGGATGCCATCCGAACCAACCATCGCGCGGGCTTCCTCAATCGTGAGTGTGTTAGGTAACACGCTCGCAAGGGGTTCTGGTTCTGGTTTTGGTTCTGGTTTAGATTCTGGTTTTGGTTCTGGTTTAGATTCGCCCTCATTCAGCCACTTGACCAGGGTGTCAAAAAACTTATGATCTGGTTTATTGACGACCTTATCCGCAAGTAACTCGCAACGGCTTTTGCTTACAATGCAGTTATGGTCTAAATCCATATCGCAGACCAAAGTGAATTCGTATTCCATGCCCTGACGTTGGATCGGTGCCATACCGATTTTCTTTGGCACCTGGCGGCCTTTATCATTGGTTTCTAGGATGTATTCGGTTTTTGAGCGCATAGTGGCTATAATATGCGCGGGGCTTTGGAGCATGGCATCCACCAACTTTCGCTGTAATGGAGTGACGTCTTTCCATGCGGTGTAGGTGTTATTGGATTGACTACGCTTGGCGGCCTGGTCAACCATATCCAACGCCCCACCTTCACCTTCCCAGGCATGAGACAGGGAATCAATAATGATTACATCGTATCCGGCTTTCTCGGCCGTCTCGATGGCTTCGATGTATAACGATGGGGAAAAGGTGTGCAGCTCCAACACATCGAAGCTGAATTTATCGGAGTACAGAGACGCTGATCCGCGTTCTGTGTCAATCACGGCGATTTTACCGCCAATGGTTTTAGCTGCGACCAGGGCAGTATAAGTCTTTCCTGATCCTGATGGGCCGTCAATAGCCAGCCGTAGTTTTGATTTCTTCTTGGTAGCCTTCTCAAATTGCATAATCATCCTTTTCGAAAGGTACATCTAGGTCAATGATCTGGCCGCAAATTCCACAGACGATGGCCAGCGTGAACGGATGCTCACAAAACTCATAAAATACACGATAATCGCGTTCCTCCTTGATCTCAAAACTTTCTTCCGGGTGGTCGCAGGTCATACGACCTTCAATGAGCGGTGTTTCCCGGGTGTATAAACAACCGCGCCCTGTTCTGCCAGAATACGAACGTGGTAAGCAACAGGGGTGCGGGATATACCAATACCAGTGGATATTTCCATCAATGAGCTTCCGGGATGATCTGATATGTATTCCAAAACCGCTTTCCTTGTGCTGCCTTGTTTGATTGGATTTTTATTTCTCACTCGATAATCACTCCTTTGTCATATTATGCTTATCTTGATTATAGGCCTAATTGTCTATTTGTCAATACCCTAAATAAAATATTGCAAAATTAGTCATTTCGTGATATTGTGTATGTATGAAATTTGGAGAATGGTTATATAAACAGTATTTAGAATGGAGAGGTGAACACTCCGACAGTATTTCGGATTTTGCAAAGTGGCTGGGTGCGAACCAGTCAGTAATAAATCGTTATATCAAGCACCCGGAGATGCTTCCATCAGTGGAAACGATCCGAATGATTGAAAAGAAACTACCTGGTATTCACGCGGCTTTGTTCATAACGGATATTTCTGATTCTGTATCAGAACTTGTCAGACAGGCCATCCAGGACGCATTATCGGATTGCGAGGCGCACAACATCAGCCCGACCAGTGAAGCGGGCAAGGCGATCATCTCTGCGGTGTTGGCCAGGTATGGGATCAAGACGAGTTTATAACGGGCTGAACCTACCTCGATGTGCATAATGAAAATCTCCCTTTGCTCTGATTATAGAACATCTTTTCTAAATCTGACACCTGTCGTGGGTGTCAGATATCATTATATAGAACGGAGGAACTATGGGATTCATCAGGAATTTTCTAGTGGCAAGAAGGCGTGGAAATGGGATCGTTCTGATCCTCTGTGGGATCGCTGCGCTGGGTACAGAGGTCTGGTATCTGTCGGTGATTGCGATATTTGTTGGCATACTGTTCCTGGTTCTTTGAACCTTAAAGAAACTTGGTACAATGGACTATATTTAAGTCAGAATTGTGAAAAACCGCTATATATGGGGGGTACACAATGACTATCCCCCATATATACGCAATACTATACGCAAATAGCTCAACGGTGGAGCAGTGGACTCATAAGCCATTGGTTGTGGGTTCAAATCCCACCCTCGCCACAATAAAAAAAGCCGTATATGTGGGGGTCACACAGTGGATATTCCGTATATATGGGGGTATAAAATGACCCTGACGGAACATACCATTTTGGAGCAACGGATTATTTTATTCTGTGAATCTTATTTACGATCTCTACTCGACAGATCTCCCGGAACGATCAACTTCTACACGAAGAAACTGCTACCCTGGGTTTACTGGTGCGAGGATCACGGCATCTATGACATGGATCAGTTATCCGCGGATGTTTTGAGAGAGTACATCCTGCACCTGCAAAAGAGCCATAATCCTGGGGGCGTTCATGCGGCATTCCGGTGTATGCGGTCATTTTTACGCTGGTACGAATTGGAAACCGATCACACTACGGCGATCCGTAAGATCAGGCTGAAAAATCCTGTTCCTGAACGGCTCGACCCGGTGCCAATCTCGGATATCAAAAGTCTACTATCAATAGCGAACGTCAAAGAAAAAGCTATCATTCTTTTTCTATACGATACTGGCATCCGGGCGCGGGAATGGTCTGTACTCACCCGGCTACAATATGATGCCATCTCCGGGGAGACCCAGCTTACAGACACGAAAAACCATCAGCCCCGGAAGGTGTTTTTGGGATCCGCTGCAAGAAAAGCGGTGCGCCTATATCTGGAAACCAGAACCGACACCCACCCGGCGCTATTCGTCAATCGCTATGGAACCTATTACACAAGCGGCGGTATTCAGCACTTACTGGCCCGACTATGCAAGCGGGCTAAAATCAGGGTTTGGTATCCCCACGCCTTCCGGAGGTCATACGCATTAAACTGCTTGCGTTCCGGGATGGATATTTATACCCTGCAATTGTTAATGGGTCATGCTGATCTACAAATCCTGCGCAGATACTTAAAGCAGACCGAGGACGATCTACGGCTGGCGGCACGATACAGCCCCGGCGACCAGTTATAATAAATTCATGGAAGAAAAAACAGACGGAGTGATAGAAGTGGGTACTCATGGCCACCCGATCATACGGGATATCAAGCTGGCGGCCACGGGTGAAATTGTCAGAATCTCGGTAGAGGAACCGGAGCACCAGCGGGTTTTGGCATCTGGGGCGATTCTCGATACGGTTACGGGGGCATTTGTAAAGGGGGCTCCCAAAGGCGGTGCTTGGGCGATCACCA